AACAGACTACGAAACAATTCGACTTGCTCAGAGCAAGCGTGCTTGCGCTTCAGTAGCTCAATGGTGATTTTCATTTGGGTTCCTTTTTCAGTCTTGCCCAAAGCGCCAAGCATCGCGCAAAACAGGATCACGGATCAATGCTAGCGCTACTTCGCGCGCATCATTATACGTCGCGTATTCCTCCTCGTACCCGTCGAGCAGCAAAGGGAAGGACGTAGACGGCTCGCTGTTCTCTGCCGTCTTGCCGGGCGGATAGACTTCCTTGCGTGCGATGATAGCGGGGAAGATATCGCCCCTTGACCAAGGCTGAATGCTGAGATGCGGGTTGCTATCTTTTTGAGTCATGATGTTTCCTTTGCGAATGCGTGGAAGAATGCGGAAGCTTTGACGCGCTCGTACTCCGCCCATACGGGAGCCGTGACGCGCTCGTACTCCGCCCGTGCGGAAGCCCTGACGCGCTGGCACTCCGCCTCTGCGGAAGCTTTGACGCGCCGGTACTCCGCCCGTGCGGGAGCCCTGACGCGTTCATACTCCGCCTCTGCGGAAGCTTTGACGCGCCGGTACTCCGCCTCTGCGGGAGCCGTGACGCGCTGGTACTCCGCCAATGCGGAAGCCCTGACGCGTTCATACTCCGCCCGTGCGGAAGCCCTGACGCGCCGGTACTCCGCCTCTGCGGAAGCCGAGAGAAGATTCTGCGCGGCCCAGTTCCAATCGAATTTATCCGCGTGAAGGACACATAATTCCTCCGTCAATTCGACAGACTGTCCGAACAGACTACGAAACAATTCGACTTGCTCAGAGCAAGCGTGCTTGCGCTTCAGTAGCTCAATGGTGATTTTCATTTGATGTTACTCCTTTGCGAATGCGTGAAAGAACGCGGAAGCCATGACGCGCTCATATTCCGCCAATGCGGGAGCCGTGACGCGCTCATACTCCGCCCATGCGGGAGCCTTGACGCGCCGGTACTCCGCCAATGCGGGAGCCTTGACGCGCTCATATTCCGCCAATGCGGGAGCCGTGACGCGCTCATATTCCGCCAATGCGGAAGCCATGACGCGCTCATACTCCGCCCATGCGGGAGCCATGACGCGCTCATACTCCGCCCATGCGGGAGCCATGACGCGCTCATACTCCGCCAATGCGGGAGCCTTGACGCGCTCATACTCCGCCCATGCGGGAGCCGTGACGCGCCGGTACTCCGCCCATGCAGGGTCTGAGAGAAGATTCCGCACCGCCCAGTTCCAATCGAATTTATCCGCATGAAGGACGCACAGTTCCTCGGTCAATTCGACAGACTGTCCGAATAGACTACGGAACAATTCGATTTGCTCAGAGCAAGCGCGCTTGCGCTTCAGTAGTGCAACGGTGATTTTCATTTGATGCCCTTTCGACGAGTTAAGGCGCGCGAGCGACCATCCGACCAGCGCAACCATAGATAGACTTCAAGCGACAAAGTAACGGCGAGGATAAGCGCGCTTATTCTATCCCCTGTGATGTTTCCTTCGTGAAGGCGTGAAAGAATGCGGAAGCTTTGACGCGCTGGTACTCCGCCTCTGCGGAAGCCCTGACGCGCTCGTACTCCGCCCATGCGGAAGCCCTGACGCGCTCGTACTCCGCCCGTACGGAAGCCCTGACGCGCTCGTACTCCGCCCATGCGGAAGCCGTGACGCGCTCGTACTCCGCCCGTGCGGAAGCCCTGACGCTCAGGTACTCCGCCCGTGCGGAAGCCATGACGCGCTCGTACTTCGCCCGTGCGGAAGCTTTGACGCGCTCGTACTCCGCCCGTGCGGAAACTGTGACGCGCTCGTACTCCGCCCGTGCGGAAGCTTTGACGCGCTCGTACTCCGCCCATGCGGGAGCCGTGACGCGCTGGTACTCCGCCGATGCGGGAGCCATGACGCGCTCGTACTTCGCCCATGCGGGAGCCGTGACGCGTTCATACTCCGTCCGTGCGGAAGCCCTGACGCGCCGGTACTCCGTCCGTGCGGGAGCCGAGAGAAGCTCCAGCGCTGCCCAGTTCCAATCGAATTTATCCGCGTGAAGGACACATAATTCCTCCGTCAATTCGACAGACTGTCCGAACAGACTACGAAACAATTCGACTTGCTCAGAGCAAGCGTGCTTGCGCTTCAGTAGCTCAATGGTGATTTTCATTTGATGCCCTTTCTGCGAGTTAAGGCGCGTTGCCTGCTATCAGACCAACGCAACCATAGATAGACTTCAAGCGACAAAGTAACGGCGAGGATAAGCGCGCTCATTCTATCCCCTGTTGACCGACGCCAGGAAAAACCAGTTTCACTTCGCCCCATACGCCCTTGTACATGTTCTCGCCGCCATCGTAGGGCATGTAGAGCCCTGCTTTTTGCAAGGCACCGAGCACTCCGGCGTCATGCTTGCCCAGGTAGTTCGCGACGTACACGTTGCCCCAGGGCACGCCGTCTTTGTCGGTGCGTTCGCTTTCGTAGCCAGCGCGTAGCTTGTCTAACAGTTCCTGCATCCGCTTAGTCACAGTGTTTTCCCTTCTGTCAGTTGTTACGCGTACGATAGTCCGCTTAATTTTGCTTTCCGTCAAGTTAATTTTTGAGTGCTTTACAATCAGCAGGTTAGCGTGAGAATTAATCACTGTAAGCTTATTGCAAGTTTCGTACGAATCCGTACGGTTTTTTGCTCGATTGTACGAAAATCGTGCCTTAACTCATTGATTTTGTTAGACCGTACTTTTTCGTACAGACTTAGTCTAAATCGGGTTAATTATGGTCTGGCGTACGAATCGCGTACGGATTTGCGCTTTCAATGGAATCATGGGTTTAAGGTCATATTTTCGTACAATCCGTACGGATTCGTATGGAATTCGTACGTCCGTTTCCGTGTACGTACTCGTACTCTCTCTCTATAGAGAGTACGAAGTACACGTAGAAAGAGGATTCGAGCGGATGTGCAACCCCTGGCAAGATTGAGGGTGCCGCGCGCTGTGTCGCGTACACTGGTTTATGGCAGGTCAACGTATATCCCCCGAGACTCACGCACACATTACTGCTGTATGGCCTGCGATCCTTGAAGGCCTAGCGAGCGGGAAGCTTGTCCGCGATATCCTGCGCGATGCTGGTATCACTTCAGATATGAAGCGCGCGTACATTCTGACTGAGCCCAGCGCGGCAAAGGAATGGGACGAAGCGCGCGAAGCGAGTGCGGATGCATTTTTAGATGAGGCAATGGATGTCGCACGCAACACTGTAGACGTGATTCCTCAAGGCGAGGGAAAAGAGCCCCTAATAGTTCGCATCGATCCAGCGCACGCGCGCAATCGAATCGACACGCTGAAGTGGGCTGCACGCATCCGCAATCCTCGCCTGTACGGCGACAAGGCACAGCTAGACGTCAATGTGCGCACGGTGGACCTTACAGCTATCATCCTTGCTGCGAACGCGCGCCTTGCCGCATCACGCGCGCCGCTCGCTATAGAGCACGACGCGGATAGCACGCTCGCCCTGCCTTGCGTACCTGATGCGCTGCGCGCTGTGTGGTGAGCGCGTGCCTGCTGCGGATTCAAGCTAGCGCTCAGAGGGGGGCGCACGGGCGGGCAGGGGGGCAAAGTCGGCGCGAAACCCGCGGGCGGGGCATGTTGAAGCCGCCAGCGCGTGAAAATTAAAAATAAAATAATTATTAAAAATTAATTATCCCGTACGAATCCGTACGATTCGTATCCGGTTTGCATCCGTACTGTACGCGCAGCCTGAAAGGCGCGTACGTACCGTACAGGTACACTGAATTATGCGTGGTTCCCCGGCGGCCGAGACAGAAATCCTTACACAGATCCTGGCGCTCAAGGACGATCCGGTTGGTTTTGTCCACTACGCCTACCCCTGGGGCCGCGCTGGTACGCCCTTCGAGAAGTTCGCCGGGCCTCGCCGCTGGCAACTCGAGGAACTAGTCGCGATGGGCGAGCACGTACGAGAACAAGCCTTTCGGCTCGAGAACGGTATGGCGCCCGCCGTGTGGAAGTCGGAGTACGCGAGCGGCCGCGGTCCCGGGAAGTCCGCCATGTTCGGCATGATCGCGCACTGGCACATGAGCACGCGCATCGGTGCGCCCACGATCGTCACTGCCAACACGGAATCTCAGCTTCGCACGCGCACGTTCCCGGAGTACGCCACTTGGTTTGGTGCCGCGATCAACAGCCACTGGTTCGTGCTCGAGACGATGCGCATCGTGCCGGCCCCCTGGTTGCTCGATATCGTGAAGAAGTTGCCCGAAGAGGGCGGCCTCGGCGTCGACCCGAAGTACTGGTACGTGCAGGGGCAGACGTGGAGCGAGGACAATCCGAACTCGTTTGCCGGCGCGCACAACCCATACGGGATGCTGCTCCAGTTCGATGAGGCGGCTGGCATCCCCGCGGCGATTTGGGAAGTCTCCGAGGGCTTCTTCACGGAAATCAACGCGTACAGATTCTGGATGGCGGCGTCGCAGATGCGAAACCGGCAGGGTCGCTTCTACGATATCATGTACGACAAGAAGATGGGCGAGGGCTGGCGCAAGCGTACGCTCTCTACGCGTGGCATGGATGGCGTCGATCAGACGCTGATCGCCGGGCAGATCGCGCGCTACGGTGCCGACAGCGATTTTGTGCGCGTGGAGATAGATGGTCTGCCACCCAGGACGTCGGAGGATCAGTTCACGCCCTGGGACAACGTGCGCGCGGCGCAAAGGAATGCCCTGGCGCACGACTACGGTGAGTCGCTGATCCTGGGCGTCGACCCGGCGCCGCGGGGGAAGACCGCTTGGCGGTTCCGGCAGGGGCGTAATGCGCGCGATTGCTGCGGTGGGAAGACGCACGGGTCGTGGGAAGGATACGACAACGTGCAGATCGCGACTGAAGTCCTGGCGCTGGACCAGAAGTACAAGCCCGACGCGATCTGCATAGACTTCGGCATGGGCACTGGCGTCATCGATATCCTGAAACGGCGCACGATGCACGGCACGTTGTACGAAGTGAAGTTCGGGGATGCGCCTCACGTCAAGAGCAGCGAGTGGGCGACGCACGCTATCGAGCTTTGGGCCAAGGTGCGCGACTGGTTGCCCGGTGGGATGATCGAAGCGGACGACGGCGAGAAGGGTTCGTTGTCGCAACAGGGCACCGATCGCGGCTGGCGCTGGTCCGGGCGCGAGGACAACAAGAAGATCCTCGAGACGAAAGAGGATCTGATGAAGCGTGGCGTGGCTTCGCCCGACGACTGGGACGCCTTGGCCTGCACCTTTCACGTTGATCCGCCTCGGAAAGATCGGTTGCCCGGGGATCAGAATGTTCCGATAGCCGATGGCGTCGGGACATCGATGACGGACTAGCGTGGTACACTGAACAAGAAGGAGAGACTATGGGTTTGATGCGGACGTTTCTGGCGATGATCGTGCCCGACATGGCGCTTCATATCTCCATGCCGCAGCCGCAGGTCTATCAAGTGCAGGCACCCTCCCAGTCAGTGCAACCGAACGTCGACGCGGAAGCCGCGCGACAGAAAGCGGCCTCGCAAGCGGCGGCCGACTTGATCGCGAACGGGCACGAGTCAACCAACGTCGGCGGCAAATCGATCGCGTACGCGGCGCAGGCCGAGGCGCTGAAGAAGAAAAACACGGGCGCGGGCTCTGACTTGGTGAACAGCGATGCCGCGTGATGTGCGCGCCGCTAAGCGGCAGGAACGCAAGCGCACGGTGCTCGAGTGTCTGGCGCGCACACGAGAAGTGACGCACCCGGAAGGTGTGATGCCATTGAACGCAGGATTTTTTCACCTGGAGCGCGCCCGCAAGGCCGCTGTAGGAAAAGCAAAAGCTCGCACAGCAGTGCGTAAGTCACCGGAGGCAACATGAGTGCAGGATTCGCCAGAGGCGTCAACAAAGTCATTCCGTTCAACAAAGCAATCGATCCGCTGGGGAATGCACTCATCAAGCAGGACAATGCGATGAAGCAGGCGTCCTCGAGCATTCAAGCACAGACTGTGGCGGATGCGGACACGTCCGGAACTCAGGTGACGCAGAATGCTGCCACGCGGGATTCGGAATTGAAGTACGCCGCGGATTCTGCCGGTGCGATCCGCAACGGCAATGAAGCCGATACGCTCAGCGGTTCCTCGGTGATGACGCCGAAGAAGAAAGCTGCGGCGCGAGATCTCGGAGCCGCGTGAACGAACTGGCGCAGTTCCACCTTCAGCGTCTAGGGGCGCTGCAGTCCGCGCGAGGTAACTGGAACGTTCAGTGGGAAGAGGCGGCGGAACGCATTGTCCCGTCACATCGCACTTCGTTCTCGTCCTTCGGACAGACAAACACGTTCGGCAACG